TCAGTTGTTTTTGTATGGCCGCACTCTAATATACGTTTTGCAAACAATGCGGCATTAACTGCACCATGCTTTCCTATAGACATACATGCTACCGGAACACCTCTTGGCATTTGCGATATGCTTAACAAACTATCCATTCCATTTAACCCTGAATTCATTGGCACACCTATAACAGGTAAATCTGTATATGCGGCAACAACTCCGGGCAATGCGGCTGCCATACCTGCCGCGGCAATAATGATTTTATTACCCCGTTGTTTGGCATTAAGAACCCATGTTCTAACTTTATCGGGATCGCGATGTGCTGATGCTACAATTATATCAAATGATATATTGTGTTCGTTTAAAGTTTCTACACAATAATTCATTACTTCTGAATCAGAAGCACTGCCCATTATAATACCTACTTGTTTTAATGTACTCATTTATTTTATTCCTGCTTCTTTAAAGACATGTTCTACCCATGTTGAATCCTTCTCATTGGTGCTTATTTTTTTCTGCCAATAACTAGGATCTATATAATCTGCTATCATCTGTATTTGCTCTTCTGACATCCTGTCTAATAACTTTTGTGCACCTGGACAACTATAAAGTATCCATGGAGAAATTCTTCCTGACTTAATCATATGCACAGACATATTAGTAGATACTTTATTAAAGAAGTTAGTCCAATCTTCATTGCATTCTGAAGACCATTCTTGCATTAATATTATACTTCGTTCTACTGCTCTATCAACAGACTCCCTTTTCATTAAGTCACAAATATATTCATTGTATACAGAATCTTTACTCCAATCATCTATTCGTACACCCATTCGTAAAACAAAATCTATAAATGCTTCTGGATTAATTGCATTTATATCTATAATGTACTTTCCAAACTTAACAAATGCCTTGTAATATTTTGAATCAGCAAATTCGTCATATGTTTTATCATTTTTTGCATTAGTGTTATTTGAATAAAAATTTTGATATGCCCTAAATCCTAATTGAACATGCCTGTCGCCTTTAACCATATGGCGCCGCTTTTGTTCACACATGTGAACAGCCAATGTTTGTTCTCGCACAAATTCACGTTCACAATAACCACATTTATTCATTAGTTGAATATTTTCTTAATTTCGTTATCTTGCAATCCTAGATCTTCTGCATACTGTTTTAATTCTTTTGTAGAATTTAACTCTGTCAAAAGTTCTATTTCGTCTTCTTTTAAATGTTTATGTACATCTGCTAACCAAGTAGTTAGTCTATTTTTCTTAATTCCTTTACCTGGTTTAACCCATGGATGAAATTGTTTTTTTCCTACACCACATAGTGCCATTAATTTATATTGTAATTCTCCATGGTGCCTGATATCATTAAAATTAACATTAACAAATTCATTAATGGCTGTTAGATAATGATAGTTTATCTTCTTTTCTTTTGAACTACAACAACTAACATATCGCATATATATCCAAGCAGAAAACGCATTCTTTTGTTCTTCTGTTAATGAATCCCAAAAAGACTTGTTTCGTTTATCTACTGCTTCTAATATTTTACCTAGCGGTATATTTTTATCATCCTTCTTCATTATTACTATTATATTACCAAATTTGATTTAAATCAAGTACATCTGGTACTTTGTTTGTTTCTTTTATAAAATAAGCAACAGGATCATTTTTCTTTTGGCCAGTAGGAACAGCAAGAAGATGCCCATATTTTAATTTTGGAAAAACCCATTTTACTTCACTGTATATATTAACTATGTCTACTGGTTTAAATGATATTTGATAATCACTAAGAGGGTTATAACAAAAAGCATCAAATCCCCTATCATTAATATGTAATATAGAAATAACTTCCGGATCACCTACTTCGACATCTCCTATAACCAACGACCAGTCAATTGGCATTGTAAGTTGTCGTCCACCTATACTTAATACGGCTGCCGGAGCATTAAATGATTCTAAAAATATTAAAGGTACAAATATATAATCAACAAACGTAGGATCACTATAATCCATTACACAATATCTAATATCTTCTACCTCTTCGGGTATGTTGTTTAATTGATATGGTTCGTTTTCTACTGTTAAAATTAACATCTATAATCTACCTTGTTTATATTGAAAGGATACTTTGCTTCATTATAAAACTTTTTTCTTTTGGCTAAATGTCTTTTAGAAAATTTGGCCGTCGAGGTGATGTCCCAGATCTGTACAAAATCCTTGTCCTCTGCTTTACGAATGCCCCGTCCGATACTTTGAATAACTCGTACAAAACTCTTCCCAGACTCAACAAGAACAAGATTGAAAATCCTAGGGATATTAATACCGACAGAGGCAACACCATAAGTAGCAATAATAATCTTATTGTCACTATCTTGAATTTCATCATAATGCTCTCTCCTTTCATCTGTTTTCACTGAGCCTGATATAAAAACAGAAGTATCTACTCTTTCTGTTAATCCCTTGCCCGTTTTTATTCTGTCTATTAATACAAGAGTATTACCAGATTCAGAAATACTTTTTATCAAGCCTGCCATATAATCCAATCGTTGTTTATCTCCAACCAAATAAGATAGTTCACTTTGATAATTTTTATATACAGCCGTTTCTTCTAGTTGTATAATATTTACTTCACAGTTGGCTAAAACTCCTTTATCTTGTAATTCTGCCGCACCCAATCGATGTATAACATCTCCAATACTTGCTTTAAGACTAACTTGCTCATGTTCTTCTTTTGGTATTGTTCCTGTTAGTCCCCATCGTAAAGGAACTTTAGCAAATACACTTGTTAATAACTTTTTAAGAACATCTGCTTTAACCATATGTGCTTCATCTACAATTACACATATAACATCCTCTGCAAAATCTACAATACTAACATCGCTTAATCCATCCCTGAAACGCTTCTCCATTATGTTTAAACTTTGCCATGTACATATCATATGAGTATGCCCAAACTCTTTTCTATCTCCAAAATACACGCCGGTATCCAGTCCTAATGCCTTGTAATCCGCTTCTGTTTGCTTCACTAGTGACTTGTTTGGTACTATGACTATACTACGCCCCCATGGCTCGATTAAATTGCTTAAAGACGCCGTTATGAGCGTCTTACCGGCCCCTGTAGCGACTTCTTGAAGTGCATGTGGGCTCTTTAAAAACTTATTAATAACTTCTACTTGATAATCACGCAGTACAATAGGTTGGCCTGCGGCAGTATGTTTCTTTGGCCAAGTATACTCACTAAAATGATCCTTATCAATAGGATCAAATTTAAAGTCAAACGGTTCGCGTTTATCTTCTATTTCTATATCATAATGATTAAGAAAGGGTAATATACGATCGAGTAAATTAAGAAATGTCATACCTCCTACAGTAAAGAACGACACACATCCATCCCATCTTCCTAATTTATAAGACGGAACATGATATGCATAAGGTAAGAAAAACTTTAACTCTTTTTCTAACTTACGACGAATGGGTGGATCTAATCCATCAAACTTAATATTAACTTCGTCCCTTATGATTAGTTTACATTGCTTCATACAACTATTATTATACACTCTATTTGTTAATTACACAAGAAAAGCGGGGAAGTTCCTTCCCCGCTCCATGAAACCAGATATGTTATTATTATTTTAGTGGTGTGTGCTATCTGGCTTTCATTCTTCAACTACCTCTCGTTTCATACAAGTCATTTCGGCTAGCCGCTTCCACTTCTCATTTTTGGGAGCCATTTTAAACAAGTCTGCAATTTTGAGTACCATTCTCAGTGATACTTCGCGCAGCTTTTCCTTATTATCGTCTATGTATTTAACGATCATTTCCTTTTCGCCTTCAGCAAGTTTATGATCATCTAGCATACCGTCTCCAACAACCTGTTTAATACGGAGCATCTTGTCACGCATTGTATCAAGTGTCAAATCCAAATAATGACAACGAGACAAAATCGCTTTCAAGTGATCTTTAACTTTACCTAACCTTCCACCACTAACCATATTATCAAATTTAAGGTTGGATATGAAAATTATTGATCCGTTGAATTCGTAATAGTCTGGAACTCCTGTGCGCCGTAACATAGACGAATCAGCATTCCAAAACAGTCGACGTTTCTTACCACTGTCCAATGCACCCTTTAAAAGGTTCAGTGCCAATTCATCGAACAGTATAGTGTCACAGTCATCAAGTACTAATACTTTACCCTTGTCGGACCAATTATATAACAAAGTATAAAGACCGATGGGCGTCATTGCACCTTTTATGATATCATACTTAATTGGCTGACTACCTATCTTGTTAAAGATGTTAGCCTTCTCAAGTACTGCTTCAACTCCAAATGACTTGCCTACTCCTGGAGGACCCGATACAATCATACCACGGACTGTGCCTTCCATTGTGGCCTCAGTCATTTCGTCCAGGATTTCAAACCGCTCACGAATTTCTTTCATTCGCTCTTCGTCGGTTTGTTCAAGTTTTTCTTTTACTTCTTTTGGAACAAGTGGCTCATATCCTTTCCGATCAAGTTTGATCCGAATTTTTCTGTCTGGATATCCAGCAACCCTAGATCCATCAACT